ACAAACAAACTGCAACCATCTAGCCCCCTCACTACCCAAATCCATGCCCATCAACCCGAGATTTTGTTCATTAGCTAATTTTATGTCGGATGGACGAGCTGCAGTTGGGCGGTAATCGTAATTTTGAGCAGCTTGCTGCCGATACTTAAGAATAGCACGCTGTCGCCTGTTCCTAACACGCTGTTTAACAACAATCACCTTCTTTCTAGCACGCTTAGTTTTCTTAGCTGGAGTAGACATTAGGAGTAAAGACAAATTCTTTACGAGTGAGGTCAATGATGTTAACAAACACATACTATAGCGTTCATCGGCGCGCGATAACCAATCATCTAACCAAGCTGAATGAATTTCACTCCAACGATCAGCAAATCGAAGTGACCTCATATACGCTTCAAATTGTAATTGATCGGCTACCTTAACACCAAATGACCTCTCAAATTCAAGGCGCACGGACATAGGAATAATTGGGGTCGAACCAACATCAATGTGCCGCTTATTATTTCGTAGCCAAGTGGCAGTAGAGTACGACTCATGCTCCATCGCCACAAGGTCACAACAATTACTACCAGGATAGATTCTCAACATGGCCTGAAAATAGCTACTAATCATAGGGGTAGTATTAGACAGCGTCAAATTAGCATAAGCCATTTGATGATTACGCTCATAACACTGATCAATAGTAGCAGTATTAGAAACCAAAAACGGTGTTTTCATGAGAATCTGTTCAGGAAAACGGCACATAATTGGACCTATACCGTCGACAAACGGAATGGCCTTACACATAGTGACAGTCATAGGCTCAATCTCCACGTCTAAACCAAGCAAAGCAAACTGCTGCTTGGTAGGAAGAAGGTCTGGCTCGTCGCAACCATGGACGTTATCATCACCTACGCCAACTACCGCAAGCATAGACGACAACACCCAACTAGTAACTGAAGCATCAGTGATGGAATAATGATACTTCAGAGCATAATTCTGTGCAAAACAAAACATCACAAATAAAGCCTCCTCAACATTATTGTCGAGCGTAGTCTCAGGGCCACCAGTCTGAGTCTCATTTTGTACAGCAAAAGCTATTAAACCCGATGAGGTCAGCCGACGAGCAATCCAATTGTCCAAGCGACGACAATAAACACCAACGAGATCGGGTGGATAACCTGCAGCCAGCTTAATGCCCGCCATCAGATCAGTCATATAACGACGTTTATGCGCATAATATTTCTTCTGATCAATGGATTGATAATAACGCCGATCAGCGACATTAAGGCAAGCACTAGCTAGACTTTCCGAATCATAATAATAACAGATACCCTTAACATGTTGAGACTTAATAGCAGCAGCCAGGCGATTATCGTAAGGTGCAAATGCCGCGTAAGTCGTTTCATCAACATTACAAATCAAACGCGGCGCGGCATCCTTAGTCAAACCGACAACTTTCTCCGACTTACCAAATACGGATACCGAACGTTCACCAACGCCCTCAAGACCAATATCATAAAAATGCTCAACACATTTATCGATCTTCCTGGCTGTAGCTGCAGTCCTACTCGCTCTCAGAGCTTCAAGATCTAAAGGTATCTTTGCAACCTCAGACACTTGGAACCATTTCGGAATGAAGACCCTACAAAAAAGCTCAAATTGATGACATTGGTATGGGTCAACAGCATCAAGTGGCAACATCATACGTCGCTCAATTGCTTGTACGATACAATCGGGATCTACATTCATGACCCTGACCCAATTACCAAAACTGAAACCACTGTTAGTATAATAACCATCAATAGGCACTGTAGCACGTGGCTTCACCAACCAATGAGCTTGGCCATGCGTAATATCATTCTTCTTATCCGAAACGTGCTGCTTGGCATAAACTTGTGGAGCATATTTGACGATTGTCTTAAAACTATCAGCACAAGACATAGATTTGGTAAGACAAATAACCGCCAAATTCCACAAGGAATGGAATACAATAGCTACGCCCAAAGGCCAAGAAGCAGTACCAAAGTGAAAGAGGATTCGGAATGGGACCAGGGCCAACAACTTAACATCATGCTTGGCAATGAATTCAATTAGATCAGAACTAATTTCAAAAAGCGAAACCCATGCCGGTCCCCAAATCGGCCAGACACGCTTAATCGACTCTTCAACAATAGGACTGAGCAAAATGGTTATCATCAGTCTGGCCATAAAAGCTGGGTGCCCAACCAGGGGAGCGATCAATCGTTCCCAAAACGCATCAGCAATAGAAGTCTTTAAATGTGGCAAAATAGGCGCGGAGATCAATTTGGCGACAGCCTGTAAGATCACTTCCGGCACCTTAAACGCGTGAAAAGCCAAATAGGCACTCAGCAACACACCGCCACCAATGCCCGCAGCCAAAAGAATCTCCTGATAATGACTACAAACATAATCTAAACTCGAAGCTAGAAAACGTTTGAGCTTCATCAAAGGACTCTGATACTGAATTTCCGCTAAAATTTCGTCATGCTGTGCACGCTGTTCAGCCACCTTACGAATAACTTCAGCGGCTAGGGCAGGCATCATCTGAACAACATCAACCCTTTTAAAAGGGGCGATATCCTCATCAACTAGACGCGTCGTTAAACGATTAACAATATCATATGATAGAGGTTCCTTCTCACGCTCAGTAGGAGTGCGCTTAGCCTCTAAACCAACAATAAGGTTAACCAAAAACAACGGTGCTCTAGTAATATTCTGTGCAAAAACAGGTTCCTCATCTACAACACAACTTGACACTGGTGGTGGTATGGGTGCCAAATTGCGTAAGAGCAATTTGTTTACCTTCATAATACGCCCAGTAACCCAATAACCAAAGACATAGTCTTCACTAATAATTAATGCATGTCGAGCATTAGAACAAATAACACCATGAAAATCCGGAATTAAAGGGTTATTATAAACAGTGGGATCTTTATTAAAGCGTAAATTAGGGCGCATTATCATATCATGATCATCAGTAGTAACAGTATATTCAGAATTAAGATAATCACGATTAAGGTAACGCTGTGGGCATTTGTGATGCGCATAATAAATAACATAACGCCCATAAGGGTTCTCAACTGTGTCATTTGTCGGTAAATTAACAAGCAATGCCAACCAACGATCAAGCGTCATATAGTAAGCTGCATCAATCATAATACCATATTTCGACGCCCGAACATGATCACAGTGTCCAAGAGGACAATTACAAGTATTAACACCCGGTAAATTACTCATGACGTCCTCAATAGTTTTTAAGGCAAACTGGCCGTGAACGCGAGCACGAGAACCCTTAGACCAAAAATCATGAGCATAAGGAGCTTCACCCTCTTTTGGCTGAGAAGCTGACTCGATAGCAACTCGAACAACTTCTCGAACAGCTCGCGCAAACGGATGCTTGGTGGCCCCCTGTTTACCAAAGCGAAAATTAATACCAGGAAATAACTCTCGCAAAGGTTTAAGAGCATTATCATCCACAAAACCCACAGGATAGAACAACTTAGGTAAATGGATTTGTTCACCAATCTGAAAAGGATCAACAACATGCTCAAAAACCACAGGTACTTCAACGGGGATAGGCACTGCAACAGGTCCGACCGCAGGGGCCTCGGCCGCAGGCGCTCCGCCTACGCTGTCATCAGCCTCCAGGTCTAAGTCTGCCATATCATGATTGGCGCACCTGACTCTCCAGGCCTGTTCCAAACGCTCTGGACGCCCACCCCGATAATTAGCACGCCTAGCACGATTAAAATGAGCTCGATTTGCCATAAG